TAACCTTTAGCTTCCCACTCTTTTCTATCTTTAAAAGTCTCTCCAGTTTTCTTATTTCTATAGGTTAATTGTACTTCTGCTTCTTTTAATTCCATTAATCTGTTTTCTCCTTTTTAATATTTAGATAACTAATACCAAACACCACACCATCAGACATGGTTCCAGCCGTAGTATAGGATAATTTAGTGCCCCCTTCTACAATCAAGGGTAAAGTTAATATCTCTACACTAGCTGATGTTGATAATGTTTGTGTATGCACTATCTCAAATGCATTATTTTTAATGGTAACAGTTGGTGTATTAGACCCTGATTTATTAGTAACTCGTAAGGATCTTACAATTATTGTTTCATTTACACTTGGCTCCAACATATCAACAGACTCGGCTGATGTGGTTGTTTTACCATAAAATTTATATTCATTTACTACTGCCATTATGCATCTAAAAAGAAAGTTTTAGCTTCTATCTCCTGTTTAACTTCATCTTGAAATGAAGAGTTTAATTTTGTTATCACACCATCAAGATCTCTAACTAATGATTGTAGATTAGCTCTACTATATTCTTCTTCTGCTCTTGTTAATGATTGTACAATCTTTGCCATTATAATATACTTGCTAGTCCTCCTTTTGCCATTCTAAACGCGTTAGCAGCTCTACCTTTTGATCCTTCATAGTTTCCACTTGTGCTTTGAGTGCTACCACTGCCTTTTGAATACGGACCATAATCTTTTCCAGTGTTATCTATATTAGCAAAATCACCAGATCCAGTATATCCATCACCGCTTCCGCTTGATGGTGGAGTTCCAGGATGAATATTTGTGCCACTATATATATCTGTGCCATCTGGATTTTTAAAAGCGCCGGCCCTAATTTTATCAGCGACATCTCTTTGTCTTATAGCGTTGTTAAAAGCTATCTGTTCTTCTATGTCGTCTAATTCTTTTTCTTTTTCCAAATAATATTTGTCAATGTCTCTTAAGTCTTTATTTGCATTCTTCCTGTCTCTAGCTATTTGTGCTCTCTCTTTTACTTTATCAGCATAATTACCTGTAAAACTTTCTTTATTAAAACCATATCTATCTTGACCACTTAAGTTACTGCCTTCATACATAGATTGTTCGGTTATACCTAATTGTTGGTCGATAAAAGCATTGTCAGCTGCGTTTAATCTATTTTCTCTTGAAAAATTATCTGCCATACCCATTAAAAAATTTCCTCCAGGAACTATCGTACCTATTCCCATTTTAACTAAATTACCCATTTTATCTAAATAAGTTTCTTGAGGTTCCATTCCAGGAAGATAGCCAGTTCGATTGTAATCAGTTCGATAAGTATAGTGTCCAGGTTCAAAAGGACCCATACTTAATGTTCGTGCTGTGTAAGGGTCAAAAACATTAGCAACTCTGTCATTGTTTTGATTATTAGTGTTAGCAAAATCTATAAAAGAATTAGTGTTAGTAATTCCATCAGAATCTATGTCTTCTTCTTTAATTACGGGAAAGTTACTGTTTAATCTATATTTTTCTTGAGGAATAAAATATGTCCCAGAATTATAAATATCTTGATCAGCTTGATTGTAGAATAAAGCCATTATCTTCTTCCTCCTGGATGTATATCCAGTCTAAATGTACCAAGTTTCCAATCTTCATTGCTAGTTGTATTAGCAACTTTTAATGCAATAGATCTTGCTCTTAATCTTGTATCTTTTTTAGTAGTAGTTGAATCAACACTAAAGTTTGTAGTAGTTCCTGTGCTATTTGGATAATTTCTAGTTGTAAAACTAACTTGAGTGTTTCCTGTTTGCGAAATAAAATCTGGTATAAATCTGCTTATTCTCATTATAAATTCTCCATCTCCTCTAAGGTCTGGCATTCCTACAACTTGTCCTGTGCTAGCTCTTCTTTGAGTAATGTCAAAATCGCCAGAAGTTATAGTACCAATTACAGCAGTTACCGCTCCGCCAGCATTAATTTGATCGGTCCCTGTTTCCTGATTATAGTATATAGTACTTCCGTCTGTATTACCAGTAACATCATAAGAGGCATTATCAGAAGGATTATAGTATGTAGCGTGAGGTCTATCAAAAACAGCAGAATCCTGCCATGCTGCTCGTGGTAAAGTCCCTGTGGTCCATATAGGACGCTTGCTTGTAGAGTCTAAATAGTTATATGTTACAACCCTGTTAACTGCATCAGATGCAGCCGTGCAATAAAACCAGTTAATTTCTCCAAACAAGTTATTTAATCCTGCATTGACTAAGTCTCTTGAAGTTGAGTTTAGGTCATCATAAACATGGTCTTCTACTAAACAAGGTAGAGATTTTAATTGACCATCGTATGCAAAGAACCCATTCTCAGACATCCAATAAGCTGTACCATCAACTTCAATACAGGCATTTTTACCCATTAATCCACAGTTAGTTCCTATCTGTTCAAACGAGAAAGTAAAAGGTTGGCCAACAAATTTCATAAGAAATAATGCTGTGTCGGTCCACACATAGATTGCATCCCTACCTTTGATAGCTCCCATAATTTTAGAACCATCAGCAAGTCTTTGTGTGCCCGCGGTGTTGTTTGCTTTAACTGTATATGAATCTGTTTGATCAATACTTTCTTGAGAAGAAAATCTTATAAACATATCGTCTTGTGTTGAATCAGTTCCAACTGTTGTTTCTGTGCCAAAAAATACTAAGTGTCTATCCGGTGTAGAAACTAGAACGTGCCTAGATTTTGTGGGTGCATTAGCTAGTATAGTGGCTCTAATATTAACCGCACCTCCGGCTGCAGCGTCCCATTCAAAACAAGCGCCATTATATATAAGTGCAATTAATTTTGTTCCATAGTTATCTAATACCCATAAACCTGGATCAATAGTAAAGTCAGCAGAAGATGCTTCACCCCATGCAACATATTCAGATATGTTTGTTACTGTATCTCCTCCACTATGAGATGCTTTGGTTGTACCATTAACTTCTCTTGCACCTCCACTTAAAATATTAGTTGTTGTGTTATTGGCTGTAAAACTTATATCTTCTGACCCAATTCTAATTTCTCCAGTAGATGGAAAAGCTGAAGAATTGGTTAAAGGAATATCAGTTACTGCATCATTAATACCAGAAGCAAGTGTTGTAGTTGCTGGTCCTAAAGCTGTACCACCAAATAACCCTGTACCCCAACCATAACCACCTAGTTGTTGAGAAGGCCCAACTGTATAATAACATAAAGCAGAAGCAGATCCACTAGATGATAAAGGAGTTCCTGATTCCGCAGTAGCCATTGTAATTGTAAAAGTTGTTGTAGTAGGAATAGAAGTAACCATAAACTTTTGATCTTCAAAAGTAGCATCATTATAAGTTGACCCTACAGCAGTAACTCCACTTACTGAATCAAACATGACAATATCGTTTTCACCTAAGCCATGAGTGCCACTGCAATTTACTGTTACTGATTTTTGTGAAGATGTACTTGTAAAACTACATCCTGTTAAAGTAGTTCTAATTGGATGAATGTCATAATACACTCCTCCTGAATAAACATATAAAATTCTATTAGTTCCTATGGCAGCGTATTTAATACCAGCGTTATCGTCCCAATGATGAATAGCTCTAGCTGCACCAGTTAGTTTATCGTCACCTAATTGGGTCCAACCACCTATTTTTTCTGGGGTACCGTATCTAAATCTAACATTGTCACCATCAAACCATTGGCCTTCAGCCCCGGTCTCTGTAACCTGTTTGTTGAATCCTGGTAAAAAACCTAATTTTTGTAGCATATAACTCCATAATATTATGACTTCACAAACGCTGGAAGTCCTAACATCGGCCTTTTGTCGAACCTATTTTTTTCAGCAAAAGGACCATTTACATGGTTATAATGAAGAAATACTTGCCCGCAAGTATTACCTTCAAACGGTTCTCTCCAATGCTCTAATTCACATCCACTATATACCAGCATATCACCGACTTCAAGTAAGACTTTAGTGCCTTTGGGAGCGTTAGGTTTATGTATTTTTTTATATTCATCTATAACTGTATCTGCACCTGTGCCATCTATAAATATAGGCCACGGATCACCGCCTAAATTAATGGTAGTAGATATTTCACAAGAGGGCCTATCTTTATGTCTTCTTAATTCGTCGCCATGCTTGTATAACCTAGCATATGAATAAGTGGGAATTAAATTTAAGCCTGTTTCTTGCTGCATTATTGGTAATACTTTCACTAAAAGGGTCTCCATCACTGGATCAGCATAATGGGAATAAGTGTTTGGAATCTGTTCGTCTGACCAAGTTCCAAACATACCTGTATCAGCTATCACATTATGTTGATACATAAAACCTGCTGCATCACGTTTAAGTAAAAAATAGTTAAACACAAAGTTAGCTAACTCATAGCTAAGTGCTTTTTTAATTACGTGGTATTTATTAAACTGTGCCATATTTTTGCGGGTTCTTTGGCATTACTTCATATATAATGCCTTGTTCTTTTTTTATTACTAAACCTTCTTTACTCTGAAACAAATCAATTATTTCTTGTTCATTATTAAGAGGTCTACCTTGTATGTCATTATTCTTAGGGTTAAGTAATTTTACAATTGAGCGCACTAATTTAAACCCTAGTTTCTTTGCAATAACCATTCTATTATTACCAACAATAACTTTTAAAATAACTCTACCTTTATCCTTATATTGAGATATAAAAATAGGATCCCTCATTCCATGTTCAGTTATAGATTTTAATAAAGCGTTGTAAAATTTTTGTTCTTGACCATTAATAAATTCTGGTCTTGTAAGATGGGTAATATCTTCTATTGGTAATTTTTTATAGACTAAACCCGTCATTCAAACCCCCTTTGAATAAAATTAAAACTTACAGATATTCTTTTTTCATTTGATTCATTAGGTTGTACAGAATGCCATAACCATGCTGGAAATATTATAGCTCTATTCTCTTGTGGTTGTATATGAAGATCTCTCCATAGGTGTTTAGGCATTTCTACTCTTTTTCTAGTGGGCATACAAGTTTGAATACCTGGACGTGGGTCAGTGCAAACTAATTGACCAGAATTAATTGGAGTTTTAACATAATAAACACCACTAAATAAAGCGTTTGGGTGTATGTGTGGTTTATTATATCCTCCTTGATAATTTATATTAGCCCACATATTACCAAGTGCAGGGCTGTCATCTAAAAATTCTTCACTAAATACTTGATGTACCATTTTAAATAGTTCATCTACTAAAGGTTTATACTCAGGTTTTTTATGCATATCGGTTTCACTATGCCAACCATTAACATTTGTTTTTTTAATTCCTTTATCTTGGTTAGACCAATTAATTATATTTTGAGCTAGCTCGTCAGTATTTAATTTAAAATCTTCAGCGTATATAAGTGTGGGAAAAAATCCTTCTTTAATCATCTAAATGGTTTACCTCCAAACCACACAACAAGAGATTGTCTTATTCCACGTTTTACAGGATTAACTCTATGATTTAAAAAAGATGCAAATATAATTGCATGACCTTGTTTTAATTCTGCAAATTTACCTGGAGCCATTAACTCTAGATCCCCACCTTCAAACTCTGATGGATCATTTAACAACAATGTCATAGATATTTTTCTAACCGGTGGTTCATGATGCATGTTTACATCACAGTCCATATGCCAATCATAGAAACCACCTTCTGGATATTCTGTAAATTGAGCCTGTTCTGTTACCCGGATATCACCAAAGCCAAAATGATTTTCATTTGCTTTTTGTATAAAAGTATTAAGATCCTGATACATGTGTCCCATTTCTTTAAATGGTATCCAACTAATTGTTGTAACTCTTTTTTTTGTATCTGTGCCACCACCAGGTCTATTCATACCAACCTGTGCTGTTTGTGGTTTTTGTCGTCTTCCAGATTCTATAATCTGTCTACATTGATCGGGTGTAAACAATGGTGTAGTAGTTTGAACTATCCAACTTTTCCATTTAGGTTCTGAAATCATTTTATTTTCGTACATTAACTTACTCCTCTATTTCTAATTGGGTTGTATTCTACATCCATATTTGCAGCAAGTGTTCTTCTATATTCTGGTCCATTAAATGGGTAGACAGTATGTCTCATATCATATGGAAAAACAAAAAAATCTCTTTCTTTTATTGGTGGCTCATAATCTACGTTTGCAAATTGACCAGAAGCTGATCCTAGTATTTGCAGCTTTCCATTTTGTGGTGAATCTGGTGATGAATATTCTACACCAAAACTTTTAGGTAATTTTAATATCATTACACTAGATAGTCCTGTATATAAATTTCCTTGGTGCACGTGCACAGGATTGTATTCGTGTTCAAACATTTGATTTACCCAAATAGAGTTAAGATGTAATTTATATCCTTTTACTTTGTTCCACGTTAAATAATGTATAAACTTTGATTGAAACCAGTGTAATACATTTTGCGGTAGATGATTATGTCTAGTCATTTTAGAACTATCTTGGCCATCAAAAAATAAACTATGTTCTTTTTGTATCTTACCTACTAATTGTTTGTTAGCAGGTTTTAATTCTGGATATTTAGTTTCGTATATACCATTAATAACATGAAAAATTTCTAATGGCACCTGATACCTTAAAATAGATTGACCTAAAAATACAAATTTAAAATCTGATATGTCCATATTTTTCTTTAATACTTTGAGGTATTTTTTCTATGTAAGGGTTATAAATTTTTTCTATTTTTCCTGTATGTAATTTATGCATATTCTTTCCTACGACTGTGTCGTCATATTCTATACCATTAATATTAATATCTTTCAAGTTTTCAAAATAATGAGGGTAATATGGTTCTTCTAAAAATTTATATATTTTTTGTAATTCTTCTGTAGGATTTGTCATGAGGTCATCGTACTTAACAAAGTGGCATATATCTGGATAATTAAATGCATTTTTAATAGCTTCCAAATCTTTTGCAACAGCACCATCTTTATTCATTATGTATAATAATTTTTCTTCATCATTTTTTAAATTATTTCTATTGGGAAATGCATCGGGATTTTCGGTATACCATTTCATATAACTTGCTAACACATCCATTAAGTCTCTAAGTAAAACAATACATTTAAAAGGACGTTTGTAATGTATTTTTATTAATTCAAAGTTACCTGGATTACCTGTAGCTAATACAGGTCCCCGATCAATAATTATTTGTTGAGGCCAGTCTTTATAATAAAGATCATAAACAACATCCATAATATTGTTTAAAGATTTGTGGTCTGGAAAATTTTGAAACACGTCTGTTGTTTTTAACAAATATAAATCTTTCATTATTTCTAATGTAATAGAATTAGCTGTACAAACTATTTCCGGATTTTGATTTATCAAAGATGCAAAGACGGTATTTCCTGACCGCGGCATTGCAACTAAAAAGAAAAGTTTCTTATTTTTCTTTTGCTCCAAGGTCATGTGCTAATTGTTCTTTCTTGTTATAAATCATTTCTCCTGATTTTTTAACTCTTTCTATTGTTTTTAATTGACCTAATACATTAAACACTTCTGGTTGTGATGAACCGGATGTTAATGTCTCTGCTTTATTTTTCATAATGTGATGATATGATTCTAATTGGTGTGTGTTAACATCTTTAGTGTCAAACGACCCATCATTAAATTCTTTTTTTAATGTAGACCACAGTTTAATTTCTCTCATTCTATCACGAGCCACTAATTGCATGTTAGCTAAACCATATCTAGCTTCATCAAGATCTATCTTATATTTTTCTAATTTGTATTCGTCCGTTTCTTTTTCTATTTTTTTCTCCAACCATTTAATTTTAGCTTCGTTTCGTCTACAATCAAAAGATAAAGACATTAAGTTTTCTAAGAATACGTTTTGTTCTCTAACACACTGCCAATATTTTGCAGCCTTTGTTGGATATTTCATATCTTGTAGAACAGACATCCTCATTTCTGTTTCAGTTCTAAATACTTGTTTCTTAGTCCATGTGTCTCTAAGTTCAGCTGTCATAGCTTTAAACTCTTTAACATCATTTGGGTCTAATAAATTATTTAAGCTTGGTGCTTCTTTTTCTATTAATGCATGTATATTACGTTTTTCTGTCATATTGCTCCTTTATACTTTCTAATATAACTATTTTTAACTAGTTGTCAATGTCTTAGATGTTACTGTTTGAGTAGATGGTGAGTATTCTAGTGTTTCTGTTGTTATACTAGGATTATATCCTCCAGACATTAATGCTGCTGCTCTAGTTCCTGTTCCAGCACCGTTATCTCTAGCTGCTGGTAAACTTATATCTGAGTACCACACTGTTCCATCATAAGCCTCATTAACAGCAGTCTTTGCTGGTCTTGTGTTTCCACCCATATACATTCCTGCTGTTTGTGTACCGGCTTGAGTTGGTCCTCCAGTATATCTTGCCGTAATTAAATTGTTTACTTCACTCCAACTTTCCCCATTATATTCTTCAGTGTTTCCTACCGTAGATCCAGGATAGCCAACCATTCCTCCACATACAACTCCGGCTGTTTCAGTTCCAAAACCTCCTAAAGTAACTCTTCCTGTTCCAATTGCACTAATACTTGTCCAACTAGCACCATTATATTCTTCTGCTTTAGTTGGGTTTCCAGTAACAGGAGTTCCTGCACAAGCTACCGCTGCAGTTTGAGTTCCAAAATAACCACCAGACTCATAACCATTACTTAAAGCACCGCCATTAGTCCAATTAGTTCCGTCATAATGTTCAGTAGTAGTATCTCCTCCGGATGTTCCAGAGTATCCACCAATTAATAAACCAGCAGTTGCTGTTCCTGCAGATCCCACACTATTTCTAGCTGGTTGCCCTATAGCATTTGCACTTGTCCAACTAGCACCATTATATTCAAGTGTTGTATTAACATAATCTGGAGGTGGAGAATTATTTGCTCCTGCTGCAATTACTGTTGCAGTTTGAGTTCCTACTCCAAACATAAGACCTCCTCCTCTAGCGGAAGGTAAAACTCCTCCAGTAGCCCATGCTGCTGGAGAGATTGTATTAATTGAAAAATCAAATTCTTCTGTTGTAGTTAATCTTGAACTTGGAGGAGCTGCTCCACCAAATGCAACTGCATCTGTGTTAGTTCCTCCAGAATTTAAATCAATTCTTGCTGTCGATAACGGAGCACTTGTAGTCCAAGAAGTTCCGTCCCATCGTTCTGTTGCTCCAGTTGCAGAACCAGTATTACCACCTTGTGCTATTTGATTATCAGCATTAGGCCCTGTTCCTGTAAGTTGAGCTCTTGTTGTGTTTAAACTAGATTGTGTAGTCCAGCTTGATCCATTGTATTCTTCAGCAGCACCGGTTCTTGGACCAGGAGGTGTAGATCCTCCATATACAAGGGCCGAAGTAACTGAACCACCAGCGCCAGCATCTGTTCTACCAGTGCTCATGTCTGTTTTATTTGTCCATGAATTTCCTGGGCCACTCCATTCTTCAGTCTTAGCTGCATTTGGAGCAGGGGCTCCACCAAAACCTAAAGCTGCAGTGCCTGAACCTGCGCCAAATAAATTTTCTCTAGCATTATTCATGGCAGTTTTAGCTGTCCATGAACTTCCATCCCATAATTCTGTTTGTCCTCCAATAGGAGGTGTTCCTCCAAAAACCACTGCACTAGTAGAAGACTGCGAAGCTCCTGCACAGTTTCTCATAGCAACATTAGTAGTAGGTAAAGATGCCCATCCCGTACCATTATAAGCTTCGGCAGCATTTGAATCACTAGGGGGAGAAGCGGGATTTCCTTTTGCAGAAATAGCTTGACTTGAAGAAACTCCTCCACCTCCCATAGTAGAGACTCCTGCATTCATATTACCACCACTAGAATAAGCTCCAAAACTTACAACAGATTTAAGCGTACCTGTAGTAGAGTTATACCACACCTGTCCCTCATACGCTGAAGATAGCGTAGGGTCAGATGATAATACCTCAACACGTTTACCATATATTTCTTCGTAAGTTGCCATTTAAAATATCCTTATGGTAGTATTACATCAGTCGGTCTATTATTACTTGGTTCAGCTTTTTGTTCATCAGACAAAGCATCGTAAGCAGCTTGTGCCGCTTGAATTTCAGCGTCAATCAAAGCTTGTGCCTCTGCTTTTGTCTTTTCAACACCACCTTTTTCAGCCATCCACATAGCGCCATCGACGTTGTTTCCAACCATCCAAACGTTTGCAGGATAACCTCTAAGAAAAAATTTTCTTCTGTCTTCTGCAGTAAAAAATCCTTTTCCAGTGTTAGTAGCTACTCCATATATAAAGTGTGCCATAGTGTTTCCTCCTTTTTAATTTTGTATACCATATTTTTTAACTTTGTGTAAGTGTTTTAACATTTATCGAAGTACTTTCCGGGGTCCATTGTTCTGAAGACGATAAAGCAGATGCTTCATTTGTAGCCTGTCCAGAAGTAATTAATCCAGCTGTATTTGTTCCACCTTCACTACAATATTTTCTTGCTTGTCCTAAAGAAGGTGATGTACTCCAAGTTGTTCCATCATAAGCTTGAGCTGCAGTTACTCCATTGTTAGGACTTGAAGTAGAGTTTCCACCTGCATAAATTGCAGCTGTTTGAGTTCCAAAAGCTCCATCAGTATTTCCACCTGTTCCTGTAATCATACTATTTACACTTGTCCAAGATGACCCGCCCCACTCTTCAGCGTTTAATAGAACTGAGCCTGGAGCGCTTTCTCCACTAGCTAATACTCCTGCGGTAGCGATTCCAACGGCTCCTCCACCTTGATTAATTCTTGCAGTATTTAAAGCAGGTCCTGATGTCCAATCTGTTCCATCATAACTTAATGTAGCGTTTGGATATGGTCCAGGTGATATTTGACCTACAACCCAAATTCCTGCAGTTTGAACTCCAAAAGCCCCTACTCCAGCCGCTGCAGCTGGCATATCTTCAACTGAACTCCATGATGAACCATTATATTCTTCAGTAGCAGCTGTATAAACTGGTGTTGTTCCACCTGCTGCCCAGGCTGCAGGTTCTGATCCACCTCCCCATCTATCTCTTGCACCTGTATTTAAACTTGGTGTGTTAGAAAAAGCGGATCCATTAAATTCTTCAGAAGTAGTTAATGCAAGAGGTGGTGATGAAGGAGCTCCTCTTCCTCCCCAAACCAACCAAGCAGAAGGCGTGCCATCTGCAGCGGCTGCATTAGTTACTGTATTAACTCTAGATGGACCACTAGCCCATGCTCCGGCTGTAGTTACACTTGATGATACGTTATATTCTTCTGTTAATGCTGTAGCTGATCCTGGACTTCCGCCACAAGCAAGTGCAGCTGTTGCACTTCCAGCGTTTGAACCACTGTTTCTTGCAGTTCCCATTGTTGCAGATTCATTTGTCCAATTTGTTCCATCATAACTTTCTAAGCTACCTGGTGAACCATAAGATATTGCAGATGTTTGAATACCAGCTCCAAAAGAAACAAGATCTCTAGTTGTATTTAAAGAGTTTACTGAAGTCCATGTAGATCCATCATACTCTTCGCAATTTTTATTAAGAGGATTACTGGATCTAGCACCAGCGGCTAAAGCTGCTGTTTGCGTTCCAACTGTAGTTAAAAAAGATCTTCCGTCATTTAAATTACCTGGACTTGCTGTCCAAGAAGCACCATTATATTCGTTAGATGTATTAGGGGTTGGTTGTCCTCCACACCCTAAACCTGCGGTCTGTGTTCCACATCCAGAACCTAATTCTTGTCCTACTGGATAAACTCCACCACCAGTCCAACTTGAACCATCGTATTCTTCTGTTGCAGTTTGATTTCCTGTTGCTGAATATCCTGTAGAACCTAAAGCTGCTGTTTGTATTCCAAAACCTATCATTGATCTTCTTGCTGTTGACATAGCTCCACCAGTTGCCCAACCAGAACCATCATACTCACCTGTTGTAGTTACAACTGTAGATCCTGGAGAACCTGCTCCCCCAAAAGATAAAGCCGATGTTTGAGTGCCAGCACCACCTTGTCCAAAAAGTTCTGATAAATAAGAAGCTGAAGAAATAAATGCTTTACTAGCTATAATACTTTTAAAAGTATCGCTTGTTGTATTATACCAAATTTGTCCTTCATCAGTTGTTGCTGATGGATCAGTTGATACTGACTTAATTGGTTTACCGTGTATTTCTCTATATGTACTCATAATTAACTCGTTGTAAAATCTTTTATATTAGCTGCTGATGTTTCTACGTTAAAATGTTCTGTTGTATTTGTTCTGTTAGGAGAACTTCCTGGATAATATCCCGCAGCTCCCCATATAGCTCCAACTGGACCATTACCTGATCCAGATAAACCTCTTGCTGTTGCTAAATTAGGTCCTGATGCCCATGCTGTTCCATCATATGTTGAAGAATTAAGTCTAAAAGTTGACGGTGGAGCTCCTTGTATTCTTCCACCAAATTCTAAACAATCTGTTGAAGGTCCACCTGATCTATGTTCTCTTAATGCAGAAAGCATAGTTCCTCCAGCAGTCCAAGACTCTCCTCCATATATTTCGGTATTAGATGTATTAGTAGCTGGTGAAGGTACTGATAAACCACCTCCCGCAAGAGCCGCTGTAGAACTTCCATTTCCACATGATATTGATCTTGTTGTGCTCATGCTTTCCTCTACAGTCCAGTTAGTTCCATCATAAGAAACTGTTGCATTAGATAATGAAGATGGAGAAGCAGCGCCACCAAAAAATAATCCAGCAGTTTGAGTTCCAGCACTTGCATTAGAATAATTATTAGTAGGTCTTGCATTTGCATTTGACCAACTTGATCCGTCATATTCACCTGCTGCTACGTAATTATAAGGAGGGCCTCCCGGAGGTCCACCTTGAGCATTAATAACAGCTGTTTGTGTTCCAGCTGCAGAATAAACACCTGAAGTTCCAGTATTAGGATTTAAAGTAGCTTCAGCTGACCAAGCTACTCCATTGTATTCAAAACTTTTTCCTGTTGGCGGTGAACCTTCTGGATAACCACCAATTCCTATAGCGGCATCTCTAGGTCCTGCACCAGCTACTGCTGATGAAGATGTTGGAAAATTAGTTCCTGATGAAAATGCTGCGGCTGTAATTACGTTTGTTGAACTATTAAATTCTTCTGTTGATCCACTTCTACCCGGTGAAGTATAGCCTCCGGCACCAATTGATGTTCCTTTTGTATTTCCTAAAGATCCTGCAGCTAGAGAATATCTAGCAGTACCTAAAGAAGAAGCCGATGTATAATTAGTTCCATCATAAGTAAAAGCGTTTGCGGTCTTACTTGGATTACCTCCTCCAAAAACTACAGCGCTTGTTTGTGTACCGCCTGCTGCTCCATAATAAAGAACACTTGGATAATCTTCTTGAGATGACCAAGTAGATCCATTGAAATGATCCGTTGTAGCTACATTTGAAGGTGTTGGGCCTTGGGTTCCTCCAACATTAAAACTTGCACTTGTAGTTCCACAGTTTGCACCTTGTAATCTTGCTGCAGGTAAAGCACCTGTTGCTGTCCAAGATGAACCATTATAAATATTTGCCACACTTTGAACTGTTGGATTTCTTCCTCCAGATGCTATGGCTGCAGTTTGTATTCCGTTTGAATAAGTTCCTTCAATTGCAATTGGATAAGCTCCTCCTGTTGTCCAATTAGTTCCATCATATTCTGAAACAACGTCTGAAGAAGCTGCAGGTGGTGTTTTTCCACCTATATTAAGTCCGGCTGTTAATGTTCCTGCACCAGTACAATTATATCTTCCCGCTGGAAGACCTGTAACAGTTGCCCAACCAGTTCCATTATATTCTTCTACATGAGTGTAATCTGCAGGACCAGTAGAAACTCCACCTGCACAAACTAAAGCAGTTGAATCTCCAAAACCCGCCATGTTACTTCTAGGCGTAACCATAACACCACCACTAGCAAATGCTTCTATAAGAGCAAGACCTCTTAAATTTCCTGTAGCTGAATTGTACCACATTTCTCCATCAATACCCGTTGAAGGATCTGATGATACTTTTTTAATTTTCTTTCCTACTATTTCTCTATAAGTTGACACTCCAACTCCTATTAATTACTCTTCAGTAACCAACCTTGAGTGTTATCCGTAAAGACTAAAGTATTAGCAGCTCTTTCTGTAGCAACAGTCAAATCTGATGCTACTCCATTAATATTTTTACCGTTTCTTGCAACG